ACACCGATGCTGATGCGGTCCGGGTGACTGTCAGCGTTCCGCAGCTGTTCTCACAGAACACGCAGAACGGTGACACAGGCGGCTCTTCCGCTATTTTTCGCCTTGAGGTGAAGCTGGGCAGCGGCGCTTGGTATCAGATGTGCGAAGACATTCTGATCAATGGCAAAACCATGAGCCGCACGCAGTTTTCGTACTATCTGCGTTTGCCGGTATCTGGGGGCCTGCCGCGCTATATCCGGGCAACACGGATGGGGGGCGATTCGACAAGCTCTACGGTCCAGAACCGCACTTTTTTCGACTCGTTTACGCTTCTATGGGATGAAAAGCTGCGCTATCCGAACACCGCGCTGTGCGGGGTCAGCATTGATGCTCAGCAGTTCGCCAGCATCCCGCGTATGGCCTTCATGGTGCGCGGCCTCAAGATTCTGGTTCCGAACAACTACAACCCCGCGACGCGCACGTACAGCGGCTCCTGGAATGGCGCATTCAAGCGCGCATGGTCTGACAATCCGGCCTGGGTCTGGTACGACATGCTGACCAATAGCCGCTATGGGCTGGGGGGATTGCTCGAAACGGCGCTGGTCGATAAGTGGTCGCTGTACAACATCGCCCAGTATTGCGATGCGATGGTTCCAAACGGTTACGGTGGGTATGAGCCGCGCTTTACCTGCAACCTCACGCTGACTACTCAGCAAGACGCCTGGAAGCTGGTAAACGATATGGTTTCCGTGTTCCGCGCAATTTGCTTCTGGGCGGGCGGGACGCTGACCGCGGTGCAGGACGCGCCGCGCTCCAGTCGATATCTGTTCAATAATGCCAACGTGGTCGGTGGCGACTTCAGCTATCAGTCGGTCGCATCGGATCAGCGCTATAACGTCGCCGCTGTCACCTGGAATGACCCGAGCCAGCAATATAAGCAGACGGTCGAGGTGGTCGAGCGTCCCGAGCTGATCGCGAAGTGGGGGCGAATCCAGCAGAGCGACGTTGTGGCCATCGGCTGCACCACGCGCGGGCAGGCGCGACGCCTGGGGCGCTGGCTGCTGTACGCCGAATCTGAGGCCGTGACCTTCGCCGTCGGTGCTGACGGTGCGCTGCCTCTGCCGGGCGACATCATCCAAGTCGCTGATGCCAATCGGGCTGGCGCACGCAATGGTGGGCGACTGCTGGCGGGGAGTACAGCCTCCACATTGCTACTGGATGCCCCCATCGGTGTGGCGGGTGCTGGTGTAGTCGGCGTGATCATGCGTGATGGCAGCTATGCCAGCGCGAATGTCACGGTGTCGGCCGGCGCGACACAGATCAACGTATCGCCACCGCTGTCCTCTGCGCCCCTGGCCTCTGCTCCATGGGTGTTCTCCACAGCTACGCTGGATACGCAGAAATTCCGCGTCGTGGGCATCAGCGAGGGCGATGACGGCACCTACGCGATCAGCGCCGTGGCGTATGACTCGGACAAGTTCAACCAGGTCGAGTACGGCACACCGGACGTCGACAACCCGACCAGTATCGTCAACCTGGCCAAGCCAGATGCAGTCGGTCAGCTGACATTCTTCGAGTCACTCTATGACACCGGTACCGGTCTGGCTGCCGCACGACTGTCGGTCAGCTGGACCCAGCCGGCGCGGGCGATGCGCTATCAGGTCGAGGTAATGAAGCCAGGGGGAAACTGGGAGTATGTCGGTGAAGTGTCGACGCCCAGCATCGACTTCGACTCTGCATCATCGGGCCTGTGGTCGGTTCGCGTGACGTCGAAATCGGCCCTTGGCCTTTCCGGTGCGGCTTCCATTCAGACCTATACGGCTCAGGCATTGCTGGCGCCTCCATCGGCTCTGGCTGGGCTGAGGCTCGACGTCATCAATAGCGTAGCAACCCTGGCGTGGGACCCCGTTCCGGAGTTGGATGTGAAGCTTGGCGGCAGCATCGAAATTCGTCATGCGCGCAACACCGCTGCAACCTGGGAGGCTGCTTTGCCCCTGATCGAGGTGGCGGGGCGCTCTACGTCATCAGTGGTGGCGTTGCTGCCGGGCAAGTACCTGGCAAGAGCTGTCGATTCGTCGGGAGTTGGCGGTCCTATCACCGAGGTCTGGTCGGATGCGCAGGTTCCTCTGCCGTCCAACGTGATGCTGACCATTACCGAGTCACCTGATTTTCCGGGGGTAGCGGTCAATGCAGCCGCCGCCAGAGGGATGCTAAAGCTCTCCGGAGCTGGACTTCTGGACGACGTGACGGATATTGATGCGCTGCTCTCGGAGGTCGATAAGTTCGGAGGCTCGCGGCTGTCCGCCTCCTATCGCTTTGCTGCACCGGCTGACCTTGGCCACGTCTATGACTGCCGGCTGACCGCTGATGTGGAGGCTGCGCTCTACGACGACGGCACCTACATCGACCCGGTGCTGGATTTCGATTCGCTGATCAGCATTGATGGCGACCCGCCCAACGGCGCATCGCTGTCGCTGTGGGTGCGCACATCGGGCGTTTCACCTGCAGTGTGGTCGGCCTGGAAGCCTTTTGTGGTTGGCGACTATCGCGCTCGCCAGTTCGATTTTGAGCTGCGCGGGTCAGTACAGCAGTCCACCCACTGGATCGACGTCTCCAAGCTCGAGGTCGTGATCGACATGCCCGATCGCATCGATAACGGTAACGATATACCCGTTCCTGCTGGGGGGCTGGTCATCAGCTATTCACCACCGTTCGCCGCGCCTCCAGCGGTCAGCCTGACGGCGCAAGGACTATCGCCTGGTGACTGGCTCGACGTTTCAGGCAAGAGCGCAGCCGGATTCACTGTGTTTATCCGCAATGCCAGCGGAGTAGCCCAGTCGGGCCGCTCGATTGACTACATCGCAAAAGGATACTGATATGTCGCAACACGATATGACCATTGATAACGGTCCTGGATTGACGTTTCGAGTTGATGTGAACGCCGCACTGCAGGCGCTCGTGTCTCAGAGCAGTGGGGCGGCAACGCCAAACCCGACATTCCCGTGCCAGGTGTGGGCGGATACCGGCACGGGTCGCATGAAAAAGCGTAACAGCGCGAATACAGCCTGGCTGGATATGGGGGCGCTGGACTCTATGCAACGGGATGCCGTCAGTGCGAGCTGTTTTGCCGTCGATGCCGGAGCGGCCAATGCTTATGTGTGCAACTTTACGCCTGCCATCACTGCCCGTAGCGAAAGCGTTCCGATCCGTTTCAAAGCGGCCAACGCTAATACTGGCTCTTGCACAATCAATGATGGCCTTGGTGTTGTCGCGCTCGTCGGGGGCGCTCACTCCGCTCTCCAGGGGGGCGAAATTGTTGCTAACGGCGAGGCATGGGCTCAGTGGAATAGCTCTGTTGGCGGAGGTTCTTACATCTTGCTGTTCTGCTCCGGAGCTGCCGAGCAAGTGGCCAACGCCACCCAAAGCCAGCACGCGCTGCCGCTTGGTCAAGCGATGACTTTGCTTAGTCAGCCAGGGCGCGTCGATTGGTTTGCAACAATGTCTCCTCCCAGTGGATATTTGGCGGCGTATGGCACAGCCGTATCGCGCACCACCTACGCAGCGCTGTTCGCCGCGATAACGGCACAAGTGACGGGTACGGTTACATCGGGCAGCAATAGCATTTCAAGCGTGGCCAGCCCGCAAGCTATGTGGGTCGGCATGCCGATTAGCGGCCCTGGTATTCCCGCGGGCGCGACTATCACTGCTGTTGGTGCCAGCACCATCACGTTGTCTGCAAACGCCACGGCCACCTCTACTACAACCGTTGCTATCTGCCCATTTGGTGTGGGTGATGGATCAACCACGTTTAACGTTCCTGATGCTCGTGCCAGGGCTCCTCGCGGCTGGGATGGCGGCGCTGGCCTCGACCCTGGTCGTGTGTTCGGTAGCCTGCAGGCAGATCAATTCCCTGTTCACACCCACACGTATGGCTCTGCAACGTTCTTCACTACAGCCACCGGCGGTGGCAGCACCACAGTTGCTAACTGGTCCTCTGGTAGCACGGGCCCGGCGGGTAGTGGTTCAGAAACGCGGATGAAGAACATTGCGTTGCTGCCTTGCATTAAATATTGAGGACAAAGAACAATGATTGTTTACAGCTTTGACCCAACAAGTATGGAGTTTGTCGGGGTAACAGATGCCTTCGAATCTCCACTGGAGCCGGGTGTTTTTCTTCTCCCAGCAAACTCTACAGAAGCTGCCCCGCCCAACTTTGATAGCGTCACTCAAATCTGCACATTCAATGGTGCTGACTGGACTCTTACCGATCGTCCGTTGCCCGAGCCAGACCCGGTCCCAACGCCAGAAGACATCCACGCTGCAAAGGTGTCTGCCCTTTTGAATGAGCGCGTACAACTTCTGTATTCGTCGGACTGGATGATAATCAGGCATCAAGACGAGTTGCTGGCCGGCGCAACACCAACACTAACAGCCACCAAACTCAAAGCCGTATTGGATTATCGTCAAGCGCTTCGCGATCTGCCAACAGCTGATGGCTTTCCTGAGTGCAGTCTGCCAGTGCTGACGTGGCCGACCTCTCCATAACCGAGTCCGCAACTCTGATGCCCGCCAAGTGCGGGTTTATTTTTGCCTGGAGAAAAGTGATGACTGCAATCGAGAAAGACCGCGACATCCTCGCCCGAACCCTCTGGGGTGAAGCGCGAGGCGAAAGCCAGGCCGGCCAGATCGCCGTGGCCTGGACCATTCGCAATCGTGTGAATGATGGCAAGGCCAAATCATGGTGGGGGGAAGGCTATGCCGGTGTGTGCCTGAAGCCTTACCAGTTCAGCTGCTGGAACTCGAACGACCCGAACTTTGCCTTCCTCAGCGGCGCGAAGCCGATCCCGGCCGGACAGCTCGCCCAAGCGCAAAAAGCTGCTGACCTGGTCATGTCCGGTACCGAGCCAGATCCCACCGGCGGTGCCACCCATTACTACGCCACCACCATGCCGAAGGCTCCGGCCTGGACTGTGGG